CCTGTTCAGCACCGATTACCCCTTGCTGTAAACCCAATTGGCTTGCAAGGTCCGCCCTCATTTCGCCCCCCGCCCTTTGGACGGCATCCTGAGCTAAGGCTTGAAAAGCTTCATTTTTGCCCTGACCGAACAGCCCAAGCTCTGTGTTTGCTGCCTCCCCTAATTCATCTGTGGTGCCGGTCAACCCCCTGTTCGCCAGCGACTGCCTTAGCCGATCCTCTTCCCTATCGAACTGGGTATTTAGTAACCTTGACCCCCTGTCAAAAACAGCATCTTCGTAATAATCACGATCCATACCCTCAAATTGAGATGGATCGATTCGCATCTCATAATCCGAGGGGTCAGTCTCTAAATCCGCGACGAGATTAGGCAATCCCGCCTGAAAATCTGCCTGCCTGCCAAGGGCCATATTTAACAGCCCAAGATCAGATTCCTGCTGGGCATCCAGAATCGCCTGCTGCTCTGGACTCAGGTCCATCGTTGCAACATTTCTTTCTGGCCCGCTATAGGTTAATGACCCAAGCGGTGTGTGTTGATCGATGCGGTTAAACCGAACATCCGTTTGCGCAACCTCTAACGGATCGACGGCTTCCACGACGGTGTCACCCTTACTTCCCATATGCTTTCCTTAACCAAGTCTCATGTTCTTCTTTTAAAAGCCCATAAACGATGACATCCTCGCTCTCTGTGGCTTTGCGTAATTTCCCCTCATGCCTGAATCCAACCCCCTCATCGAATTTCCTAGCCCTTTTATTACTTTTTTTGACAAAGGCTGTAATGCGCTGGCACCCCAAATCACGGAATGCCCACTGCCCTAGAGCCTTAATATTTCCTTTTGTTGCCCAACGAGGATTCGTTGCAGCAAACGCCATAACGACATTCGGTTTTGCATAATTGTAAGCAACAACTACGCATGCCAATTTATCGTCCCTGACTGTAAATCCAACTGTGTTAAACAGCGGGTCTCCGAATCTGTCAAAGCCGAATGTCTCTAGTTTTTCGTCCAAAACGTCACAAGCCCAACTGGCAAAAATCACGTTTTCCGCCGCATTGGCGGGAACCACAATCACCTCAGAATGCCTCCTGGTTCTGATATGAAGTCGGTGCCTAACCAGTCAACATCAACAGTTGAACTGACCTGTAAAAACAATTGCACAAAAGTGCCTCGTCCTGCGCCCCTCATCCATTCTTCTCTTGTTGTGTCTTCCGATGCCCAATCAAAAGGCCAGTCAGCTGGCAGCACCGTTCCTGAAGTTGCGCTCAAGCTAATTGATTGCTTGAATGCAACAGGATGGAAGTCATATGCAAGCCCACTCACAGCGGTCACATTGCCGACGCTGATTAAACGTGGGCGATACGCTGACACCCGCTTTTCGGAATTGCTTCTTAAAATCGTTGGTGCGGTTTTCGCAATTGCTGTAATTGCACTACCGTCATCTGTCGTTCCGCTGTAGCGATAAACCTTTCCACCCGTGCCACCGAAATACAGTTTGTTGTTGAATTCACCAAACACCATTGCATTCAGGTTGGTGAAACGGGTAGCTGCTCCGGTCCTGACATTCGTAACATGCTGCACCGAAGTGCTTTCGCCCGTTGGCACATTAACAATCATTAACCCTTCATTAGGAGAGTAATGAGCCTGCCACCCAGCGAAACCCGAATACAACGCAAGTGCATCCCTTGCAGCACCACTTAGCTTTGAGTCCCTGCCGCCACCCTGTGTTATAAACTGGTCAGGTGCGTATATGTAATCTCGGTTAGTAACCACAAAAAGCTTGCCGTAGATCGGGGCGATAGCCCGATTATCCACGATAGGTCCGACATAAAATCTTCCAACAATGGCAAAGTCATCACCAGGATCACTTCCCTGATACACCAGCACCTCACCTTCTGAGGTGAAGACAGCCAGAAAGTCATCTGGTCCGCTGCCGCCATCAACTGTCCATGAATTGATTGAAACAACGCTACCACCCCTTTCGGCAATTCCTGTTAAAGGAAATTTTGTGACAGTTCCGGTAGAAGCAAAAAGCTCGGTATACCAGAAGGCCAGTTCATCTTTGGCTGCGTAATAGACCCTGTTTTTGAATACATGCACAGAGAAAAAACGATCATGTGAGATATCACCGCCAACAAATGAAGCGGCGGAAACTGAGCTACCATCGTAAATCTGCGGCTGGTCTGCGCCATTACAGAACACCACCCCGCGATTGAAATCGACTGTGTCCCATCGATTACTGGCAAAGCCGGTAGCAAGCGATGTTGCACTACCACTGGTAATGTCATATATGCGTCCACCACCACAGGCCAGAAGCTTGTCTGTTCCTGAGGTTGTGACATGTGACTGGAGGGTTTCTACATTTCCGCTACCCACGCCAGTACAGAACTGCTGATACCCCTTTCGCAGGCGCACCGCGTTTGTGTCCGGTAACCAGTTGTCAAACACCGCTGCATCAGCGCGAGGCATGTTTGCAAGGTCATCGCGGGTATTCCAGCCGCCGATAGGAGCAGGCGTTGAACCCCTATACGAACTACGATATCGCTCTCTTGCCAGAGCCGCCCTAGAGACCAATGCCGCTCTCCGGAATATTCGGATAACGGAAAGCCTGCCCATGATCCGCCCTTAATACACCGGCACCACCATCCTGCGCTTTTGCAATCGACAGGTAACGATCAAATTCATTTTTTTCTTCAACATAAGTCTGGTTTAGTGCGTTCAGCCAACGCCATTTAATATTTAATTCCAACAGCGAGTCATCCAGCGAAAAAGTATCCGTATCAGCCGTAAAGTTTGTCTTTGGATTGCCCGTCGTACTTGCCGCCCACTCATTTGATATATATTCAAACGCAACGCCCAGACGCACTTTGGTTCCATCACGGCATTCATATTCGCATTGTGTCGTACTTGGGGTGCTGTCTATGAAAAGCTCTTTAGTGCCTTCCACACCTTTCACACGCCAGCGTCGATATACAGCGGTTTTGACTAACCCGCTTTTAAATTCCTGCCAGATATGTGGCGCGACACGCTCGATTGGACGCGATTCCACCCGATCCCACATGGTGCCGTTTATAAAGCGCCCGAAATCGTCCGGCAGATCATACGAAGCCTTATCCTTAACCAGCGGAAATTCATGCTCCTTGGTAAGGACACTCCACGGATATTCTTCAGCCAGCCTTTTTGCTGACGTTTTTGCGAGCCTTAGGATTGTTCTTGCGTCTTGCCCGTTGTTTCCCACCAGAGTTGACGGACTCGGAAACCCTGTTTCCTCCATCACTCCCTGACATATGCTTAGTATCGTTGCCAAGCTTACTCTCCAATTCTTCTATTCGTTGCAACAAGGCAGCGGTATCGCCCTGCCGATAATCCAGAAACTTTTCAGCGGCTCTCTTGGTAGCAAATCCCTTGCCACCGAAAATATTTTTAAGTTCGTTATCCGGAAGATTAATAATCTCTTCGACTGTTTTTATTTTTCGCCTGCCGAGATTCTGGATGTCAGCCGGTGTCAATAACGGAAATGATTTGGTTGGTGTTCCCTGTTCCGGCACCTCTGAGTTTTCCTGATAAGCCTGCCAGTAAGCAGGCCATCTTTTCTCATCTTCAGGACGCTTGGGGCGCTCGATAATACTTTTCGGATCACCGATATTAAATATGCGTACATAAATCTCATCACGACTTAATACATTGCCGTTTGCGTCCTTGTAATCAACCGCCTGCAGGAAAAACTCAGGCCGTCCACCATCTGCCTGCTTCTTTTCCCCGAATTTAATCGCCTCTTCTACGCTGTTAAACATTTCCGCCTCCCAAAACTTTCCTATCTAAAACCGAATTTGCTTCCCTCCAGCATTGCCACCATTCATCTGCGAAAGCACAATTTTTATAATCTTCAAAATACGGGCCACCCAAAGTGAAATGCACAAGATTAGGATTTCCGTAGACCGAATCATCGACACCCTCACCAACGAGGTAGTTCCATGCTTTCGGTAACTCACCTACCTTTTTTGCCCAATCGAACTGGTGCAGGTTCAAACCACCACTGCGATTAACATAGTGCTTTGAAAGGGTTTTGCAGGCAGCGTTATTAAACAGCATGACGCTTGACCAATTCTTTTTACTGTATTTGGTTTGCTCCGCCCCAAGGAACTTATTGCCTTCTTTTGGAACGTATCGATGCTTTACAACCTGAACATCGGAGATACCGTCAATACATTCAAACAGGCGGTTTATATCGCTACGAACAAGGATGTCGCAATCCATGAAGACCGAATACCCTTCGTAATCTGATAAATACGGAACCAGAAAACGAGTAAAGGCAAATTCAGTAGATGCCTTGTAATCGGTATTGTGGAAATTTTCTATATGCCTGATGTTGACGGGGCAAATGCTCACCGGAGCGGTGGCGTGTTTAATTATGCTGTGTGCGCAGACATGATAGGCCGCGATTTCCTTGCGGTCATATCCGATAAAGATTTTGTGCATGTTTTGGCCTCCCTGACCATCTCGCTAACGAGTTGTTTGAACCCGATCCTTGGTTCCCATTTCAATACTTCATGTGCCTTCGTTGCATCACCGCACAAGTGGTGAACTTCCGCTGGACGATAATGATCCAGACTTGAAGCTATTTCCGGATAACGCTTGGCGGTCTCACACGCAAGGTTTAGAAATTCTTTCACGGTGTGGCTCTTACCAGTCGCGATCACAAAGTCATCCGGATCATGCTGCAGCATTAACCACATCGCCCTGACATAATCCGCTGCATGCCCCCAATCCCTCCTTGCCTCCAGGTTCCCAAGAGTTATTTTGTTGTTCCAGACTCCTTTGGCGATTTTTTGGGTGACGAACTCTTGTCCCCGAAGTGGACTTTCGTGATTGAACAGGATTCCGCAGCTGACTTTGGTTTTGTAGGAGTCTCGATAGTTAACGCATAAAGAATGCGCCAAAAGCTTGCCTGCACCGTAGGGTGATCGAGGCTGAAAACGGCTTCGTTCATTTTGTCTTGCTGGCGCGTTGCCGAACATTTCGCTTGTAGATGCTTGGTAAAGTCGTATATTTTTGCCACGGATTGCCTCCAGCAGGCGCAGTACGCCAACACCGTTTACATCAACGGTGTACAGCGGAAGTTCAAATGAATCACCGACAAACGATTGTGCAGCTAAATTGTAAATCTCGGTGGGCCTGACCCTGTCAATGGTGCGTTTTATATTTTCGTATTCAACAAGCTCGATAGGCACCATTTCACAACTGACACCCAAACGCTCAAGCCTGTCTGTTCTTGGGCTGGCTCCACGACGATAACCGCCGAAAACCTCATACCCTTTTTTCTGTAAAAGCCTTGCTAGGTACGCTCCATCCTGTCCGGTGATGCCGGTGATGAGCGCCCTCAAAAATTTACCCTCAGAAGGTGTACGAAGCCGCGAGAGGTCTTATCTACACCTCTTAATACCTCACCCTTATCCTCCAGAAAGTTACATCCCAAGCCCTCTAGTTTTGGTTGGTAAAAATCATCCAGAATGATGGTTCCACCCTCGGAAATATTTTCACTCGCCCATTTAAAATCATTTTCGATGGTTGTCACCGAATGACCGCCATCAATCCAGCAAAAATCGAATGGTTCACCATCCCATTCCCATAAAGTGGTGTTGGTATCACCCCTGATCAGGGCAAATTTACTGAAACCCGCCTGTTCTATGGATTTTGCAACATCCACCATTTCATAGTGGGCTTTGACATTGAATTCGCGCTCATCGGTCTCATCATTTGCGTATTCAAACAAATCAAAGCCTGTGTAATAGCAGTTTGAGACTGCCATTAACTCGATGGCGCGTTTACCGCTCCATGTGCCGATTTCCACCAAATGCTTTGGCTTTTCGTCACGCACAATCTCAAGCAGTGTTTGATACCTGCTCATCTATCTCCCTCCTAAATATTCGTGCGCCCTTGTCGTGGTCTAAAACCTTGCCCAAGGGACTTCGCCTGAAAACATCAATCATTCCCTCTGCTTCTGGCGTTAAATTGTTACCGCTAAGGCCCTTTCTCGCACTATCGAAAGCAGAACAATCAACCCAGTAATCGAGTAAATACAACAACCGCTTATCGTAGAACTCCCGATAGCGATGCTTAAAAATCTCCATATCAGGATGATGCGTATCGAAAATCAGGAAACCCGTTTCGGTGTATGTCTGTTTCCTGCCGAGAAAGGCACAAAAATGCCCATCCAGAAGATCGATAAAAAATTCAGGGGTAAGCTTGGCTTTCGCTACGCAATCTGCATCCAGCCACACCACATAGCGCTCACCGGACTCAAAAGCGTCAAGTTGAGCGTAAACCTTGTGGGAAAATCGCTGTGCATCGAAAAGAAACGTTTCAGGATTGAAATGATTGGCGTCATCCTGAAATGATTGCCAGCCGTCTACGTCATGCAGACTTTTTGTCACCGGAAAAGTAATTTTGTCCTCTGTATACACCGTTACGGGCAGCGTCCAGTGCTTCTGCAGCGAATCGAGACACCTCTTTCCGTACTGGTGGTACTGCTCGCTCCCCAAACTGGTGATTAACAGCATAATATCCCCCCACTTGTTTTTTTGCGTTTGCTTTGAAAATTTCCTGTATTAAACCCTTGCCATATGCCTTGAAACGTGATCCTTCAAGCATTTTGATGACATCCTGTATTTCATTGGCCTGAGCAGCCATTGCAGGATCGGCATAGTAGGTTTTTCCTTCGCACCAAAGCTCCAAGGTGTTTTCTTCCTTGACCCCACCCCATCTTTCGCCGGTAATCTTTCGGAGCGGACGCTTTCCCTTGCCCTGCAGGCAGGAATCAAAGCCGAATAAATGGAAAGTGCGAAAACCCATCATCCAGGCAAGCACAATGCCCCTCGATCCGGAGGTAGAGCCACCGCCTATCTGGCACCTGTTACCCAGCCACTCATGGCTGGAAGTAGCTAGTAAATGCCACAGGATCACCTCCTGGTCTTCCAAATAATCAAAAAGCTCGGCATGACACTGCGAGGCGATTAAATAAACCGGCCTGAACCCAGCATTCTTGCCCAGCTTTTTTGTAAAACATTCAACAATGTGAGGCTGCGGATCAACTGCGAGGGCGGCATGCGGAATGATTTTGTTTTTGATCAAAAAATTATGTGCGCCCTTAATCGCCAGAATAAAACATCCGGCATCATGCAGTTTCCTTATTTTTTTAAGCTGCCCCTTTGCCGAAGGGCCGCTGCCGATAACACATACTTCTTTTTTGTGTGCAGGAGAAGGCCCGAATTCATGTAAGCCCCTCTCACATGCGGCCTTTATCTGCTCCAGCCTGCCCTCTGCGTCCACGACACAGCGAGCCTGAATTTTTAGTGGCTGCATAAATATTCCCTCCAAAGAAAAAACCCCCTCCGAAGAGGGGGCCAAAACAGTTTAAGAAGCTACCGTGAGGTCTGCTTTCTTAACCCATCCATACTCACCAGAAGCGATAGCATATATCGCGGTAAGTTCACCGCCAGACGAAGCTGAAGCGGTAAAGGACGTTGCTAATTCAACGCCAGTGCCAGAGGCGATTGCCTCGTTAGCATAGACGTAAATCAACACCTGATTGTCGGCTGCTCTTGCCGTAGTACCCAAACGGTGACGGGCGGTCCCATCACTACCTGCGATATCCACACCAAGTTTGCCGTCATTGGCAAAATTCGCCATGTCGATCTCCTTTATGTATAGATAACGCCTTGTAGGCTACGATTAGAACAGGTGAGATTACCCGCGAAAAGAATTGGCACTACCAACGCATCCTGTGAAACTGGCTGTCGCCGGTCAAACGGTACGAAGTTAGTGTCAGAATGCACCTTGAACTTGAGGTAATCAGTGTTCAAGAAATACATATGATTCGCTGGAATTCCACTATTATGGAGTGTTGGTCCACCGTCCATTACCACATCTGCCGTTACAAACTTCAGGCTTTGGAAGCCCT